AATGATTCTATTTTAAAAAGATATTTAGAAAATATAAAAAACTATGAAGAAGAAGATGCTAATTCAAATATGACTTTAGCTAATCGTTTAAGAATTGCATTTAAAGACATGACACCTGATACTATCTGCGGAAAATTCCCACAAGCAGAACTGCCTTTAAAAAGAAGACTGCGTTGTGTTGCTGAATATTTGATACGTTCAGGAGAATTCGATAAACTAAGAGATGAAGAAGGAAAACTTGTTAAAAAACGAGGTGTCCTTGGCAAGATGGTTGTACTCTATCAACCTATGCCTAAACTTTTAGATTCATTATCAAAACAAGGATTATTAAAAAAATGAATAGAAGAGAACGTTTATTAGCATCTATTCTTGGACCTGAAGTAGATGAAAAAAAAGCAAAAATTTTAGATACCACAATCAAATTTATTTTGGGTGATATGGGTATGCAATACACAAAATTATGGGCTTTAGAAGGTCCAGGTGTAATGGTATTTCAACCCAATATAAAAGATAAATCTATGTTTTATTTAACATTAGAAGAATTAAATTCAGCTAAAGAAGATGCAGAAAGAAATTCTAATGATGATCTTGTAGAAAGTTTTCGTAGAATTATAGAAGCAGCTCAAAAAATAGATCCTGATTCTAAAGCTGGTTATGTAATAAATGATCAACAAGGAATGCGTTATTTTGAAGTTGATTATGATGAAATTACTGATAAATAATGGCTATACATGATGTTAGAAAAAGGAATGAAGATTTGGAATTAATAACTAATTATGATTTAGTTGCCTCAGCACATGCTTTATTAGAAGGAATAGATTTAGATGTCGCTAGTTCTAAAACTGCAAATAAATATGTAGAAGCAACTGATTATTTATGTCCTTCTGATGATGGATTAAATTATCAACAATGGTATGGAAAAGTTTATTTATTTCCACCTAGAGGAGCATATTTCTGGGATAAAAGAAATGATAAATGGAAAATGACAAGAGCTTCTTCTCCTACACTAGTTTCATCACATGCTGTATGGTTTAGAAAATTATATAATTCATGGTTATCAGGTGATGTAAAACAAGGTTTATATTTTACAAATTGTCCTGACATGATTCGTTATGAACAAAAAATATTTGATTTTCCTATTTGTATTTTAAAAACAGCTCCTTTATTACTAAAAAACACTAGTAAAGGTGTAACAAAACATAAAACTTGTACTTCTTTTTTAGTTTATTTACCTCCCATTAATAACTCAACACAAATGACTGAAAGATTTATTGAAATTTATTCTGAAAAGGGTCGCATTTTGTGTTGACATTCTTATACTGATAAAACTGACTAGAAAATTATGAGCATTCTTTGTGACTGGGAAATTAAAGCTTTATCTTTAGGAGATAAATTAATTTCTCCATTTACAGATCATGTAGTTAGAGAAGAAAATGGACGTAAAATTCTTAGTTATGGTTTAGGTTCTTATGGTTATGATATACGCTTATCTGCAAAACAATGTTTAATATTTGGTACACCTTCAAGAGGAGATTGTGATCCAAAGAATTTTAGTTCTGACATATTAAAAGAAACAGAATTAAAAGAAGATGAAAAAGGAAAATACTTTATGATTCCTCCTTATGGCTATGCTTTATGTGTTGCAGAAGAACGTTTAAATTTACCAGAAGATATAACTGTAATTCCAGCTGGTAAATCAAGTTATGCACGTTCAGGAATTCATTGTAATATTACACCTGCAGAAGGAGGTTGGGAAGGATATTTAACTTTACAAATTAATAATGCAACAGGATTATTTAATCGTATTTATGCTAATGAAGGTATCATACAATTATTATTTTTCCGTGGAAAAACTTGTTCCGTAAGTTATAAAGATCGTAAAGGTAAATATGATAATCAACCTAAAGAAGTTGTTTATGCAAAAGTCTAAAAACCATAAAAAGTACCAAAACTTGGTTTAGCTTTATGTGAATATTCAGTAGCTCCTGCACCAGGATCTCCATAATTTCTTCCTCTTAAACTAGGTAATTCAACACCATCTATAACTGCTTTTGTTACAGGTGTTTTTCCATCTAATGTTGGTTCAGCAATTCTTCTTTTTTGTTTATAATCGTTAGCTATTTTTACTGCTTTTGTAAATCTAGAAACTCTATCTGGTTTTTTATTTTCTTCTAAATCATTTCTTAAATCAGGATCAACTCTACGTAAATCGGTATCATAAGCTTTTTCAGGATTTAAATCTGTTACTTCAATCCCTGAAGTACCTGAATCCTTTTGAGGATCGTAAGTTGAATCATAGAATCTTGCCATGATAATATTGTAAAAGAAATACATCAAGAATCGTATAATCCCATGGCTGGATACGCATCTAAAAGTAAGTTCTTAGGTAGTTTTATTGATGAACTTGATTGTCCTTCTTTATCAATAGAAGATTTTGGACAACCAATAAGTAATGAAAATAATGATGTTCCTCTCTATGATCAATATAATCGTGGATTAACTGCATGCGAAACAGGAATGGGGAGAGAAAACTTAGCACTAGAAGCAAACAAAAGAGACAAAAGTCAAAGAGTTGGATTGACAGGATATATTCCATCCCTAGAAGATTCTTCCCAATATCTAGGTTCATCTCCCAAATCTCCAAAACTTCTGGTAGCACTAGGGAAACCATCGGAAGAGATGTACAAACAATCTCTTATGAGACGTGGTTTGACCGTATAGATGAGACTTCTCCAACAATGCGTATGGCTGGTCCAGAACCAGAAAAAAAAGAGGTTACTGATATAACTTCAATAACTAAAGAATCTCTATTAAAATGGGAAAGTATTACTGAATTTATAGATAGCTGTATGGAAGAAAAAGATACTCATCTTCATCAATTTGATAATGTAGAAAGACCAATACACTATGCTGCTGGAAGTATTGAATGTATTGATGCTATTGAAGCTCAATTAAGTGCTCAAGAATTCCGTGGTTATTTAAAAGGAAATATTATTAAATATCTATGGAGAGAAAAACACAAAGGAGGAATTGAATCTTTAAAAAAAGCTAAATGGTATTTAAATAAATTATTAGGTTAGATTATTTGAAAAGGATCTTCTTCATCGTCTTCATCTATTAAATTGAATTGATCAGCTAATTTTTTTAGTTCTATATCTGTAGGAATACTAAAATCTATATTAATATTTTCTTCTGTCATTAAAGATTTAACTGCATGCCATTCCATTAAACGCTGATAATATAAATTAATTAAAGCAGAATATAATTGTTCCCATGTCATCTCTTGAGCATTCATCTCTGCTTTACGCATAGAGAATTGTAATTCTAAAGGAAGTATAAATTCTCCTTCTTTTGTAGGATGAGACATTTTATCTTTCATTATTTGTTTTATTCTAAATCAAAATCTTAAAGTTACGGATGAAAAATCATCTTCAAAATCTTTTTCATCATAATTTATTGAAAAAGAATTGTTAAATGTATAATTATTTACAAAATCACTCAGTACATAAGGATTGATTTTTTCTTCTAATCTATTTATTGCGTTGATCTGATTCATATCCCCATTGTAATTTCTAAAACAGTTTAACAAAAGATGGTTGCTTTTCCATTCATTTTTATTAAGTTCCGTTAAAAATAATTTAATTTCTTCTTTTCTTCGATCTAATAATCCTCCTATAACTTTATAATCTTCATCAAAAATCCATCTACTAATTTCGTCACAAACACCTGAAAAATTTTCATTTTCTATACAATCAATAATTTGACTATATAAAAAAGATTTCCATCCTACTGAATGAATAAAAGAAATTAATGCTTGTTTCATATACGAATCAAGTCCTAAATTTAATTTAGATAATTCTGTATTTATTATTTCTATTTCAGTAAATAAATATTCTAAAGCTTTTTCTTTTGTACATTTTTGACCTTGTTTAACAGGTGCTCCATCTGGATAATATTGTGTTCCATAACCTATCGTGTATGGACTCTTTCCTGTAGACGGATCTGGATATGCTTTTTCACTAAATCCTTCATATTTTCTGATTAAATTAATAACTAATGATAAATCAGACATAAAAAATCATACTTAATACCTTTAATATACACATTATTTAAATAAATAAGGTTTTAATTTTAGCTAAATAAATTAGATAAACTACCAAAAGTACTTTCAGTTTTCTTTTTCTTATAATCCCAATCATTATCATCATCATCATCTAAAGAGAAGAAACTAGTTCCTTGTGTACTTGTTTTTTGTTTTTCTTCTTTATCCTCCTCATCATCATCTCCCAAAAGTCCTGATATTTCACTAAATGAAGCAAATGGATCACTAAAGTCCATATTCATGAATGAACCCATACTTTTATCACTTCCAGCTGTTGTTAATAATTTTTGATCTTCTCTATTTAAATCTGGGAAAAAGTCTCCATAAAAAGAATCTTCATCTCCTTGATATCCTGCCCTTTGAAAAGTTTTAAATAATTCTGTTTCACCTTCTACTGTTGTTGGCTTATAATCTGATTCTCGTTCTATATAAAGTACACCTAATCTTTCTTGAGTAGGTCGTTTACGCTTTTCATTTAGATATTTTATATTTTCTCTAATTTGTTGTGCTGAACCTCCTCTCATAGTTTCCATAATCATTTCTTTAAGATCATCATATGTACCATTCCAATTCTCTGCACTTGCTATATTTCCTCTTTCTTCCATAGAATTTAATACTTCTTGCCAACTTTCAGGAACATTTGGATCAACTGCTTCTAACATGTCATCTGCAAATTCTTCTGGTGTAATAAAATCTCCAAAAACACTTCCTTGGCTTAATGCTTCATCATCTAGTGTAGGTAATATATTTTCATAAACATATTGTCGAATTTTAGTTGGATTTAAAAAATCTTCTGCTCCATCAAATCCTTGACTTTGACCTATAAGATCATAATGCATTTGTGCAAATTTATTTTCACCCACTGTTAAACCATTTTCTAGCGGTGTAGTATCATTTACATCAATTCCATATCTATATATTTGTTGTTGCCATGTTCCTAAAGCAGGTAAATTCTCATCTATAAGATCTGTAGGACTATTTTTTGCTTTTTCTAAATCGCTTGCTACCCTTTCTGATTGTCTTAAATAGTCCGAAGTCTTTCCTATATTGTCTGTTGCAGAAGGATTTAAATAGAATTTAGAATCAAAAGATTCTGATCTTTGACCATTATCTAATTGTTGCCCCATTTCATTTTGCCATTTTTGTGCTTCCATCTCTGCTTTTAAATTTAATGCGTCTAACATACTCATTGTTTGAAATGGATTTGATTCAGAATCTCTTACGTCTAAATATTCAACAAATTCATTCATTGATTTTGATTGATCAAATCTTTTTGTTAAATACTCATCAATAAATTTTCTTCCAAATTCAGCTTCTATTATCATTCTTTCATCCACATCTTCTGTTTCAGGATCATCTTCTCCTATATAAAAACTTTTTACTCTTTCATCTACATCTTCTGTTTCAGGATCATCTTCTCCTACATAAAAACCTTTGTCTGAATTTTCATCTATATAATATTTACTTTTTAATTCATCTTCATACCATTTTTCCCAATTATGTGTGACATTATTTTTTATACCAGTAATTCTTTCCATTGATTTTTCCAATGAATCTTTTGTACTTTCTCCTCCCATCCAATTTAAATATCCTCCTGTCTCTAAATCGCCTAATAAAGTATTACTTAAACTTTTATTTACATCCATAATTTCTCCATATCCTGGAAATCCTTCTATCGTTCCTAAAAAACTTTCTTTTGATTTTGCTTTTTTTATTTCTGCTATTGTATTTTTTAATACGTCTTTAGTTAAAGCTCCAAATCTTTGTGTCTCTAATCTAATTTTATCTCCTGCAGCTTCTGTAACTGCATCTTCTAATTCACTAATACCACCATAGTCAGGATTATTTATATTATGTAAAAAAGAGACGTTTTTATCTGCTTCTCGTTCGGATAATCTAAATAAAGAAATAAATTCTTCTGGATTTTTTTCATTTAAATTCCATTCATCACCTAAATTTTTCCAATACTCATCACCTTCTTCTGAACTAGCTTTATCATATTCTGCTTCTATATAAGGAATCCTTAAAATATTTTCTTGATAAGTATCAGTCGAATTAATTCCTAACTGTAAATCACGTGCAGCTTGTATATCAGCATCTGTTGTAATATCCTGAGGACTTGATTCATAATTTGTAGCTGCATCTGGATCTACAGGAGCATATGCTCTTAAGCCTGCTTGTCTTCCTTGGTTCGTCCAATGCTGTAATGCAAAATTATCAAATGTAATATTACTAGGATCATTATTATATTTTTCTGTTATATCAATATCATCATTTGCTACTGCATCATCCCATGTATCTTTAGCAGCTTGAGACTGTTGCATATAATACTCTGGATCAAATTGAGAACCAGTAACTCCAGGTATAGGTGCAGCTAAATCAGTACTCCATTTATTTAATTTTTCTGTTCTATAAAAACTTTTAAAGGCTTCATTTGCTTGTGATGCTAATGCTGCCTTTTGCTCGTCATTAAAACCAACTGTATTTAAAAGTTGTAATCCTTGAGTTTCAATATCACCTCTTTTTTCAAGAAAATCTTCTCCCTGAGTTCTATTTGCAACCTCTTTTATTTTTTCATAAGCTTGATTCTTTGCTTGGTTTTTATTATTTAAATCTACATTTGCATGATTAATTTCATATGTTACATCATTCCATTTTTTATTATATTCATTATCTACATCGACTTTTCCTTTTCTAATTCTAGAGTCTTTTATATCGGTTCCCATCTGTGTATTTTTCCAAGTAGTCCCAAATCTATGACCATCATTAGGATCCCAATAAGAATCACTACCTGTCGTCGTTCCCTGCAATATTGTAAATAAATCTGTACCATTATTTGAACCATTTGCATCAAGCTTATCTTTTACAGTATCTATAATCCCGTCAGCATCGTTAGCTGTATCTACTTCAACCCAACCTTTACGCATTTGATAGTTGCTACGAGAATAATAGTATGCATAACCACTAGGATGATGAGTTTCTATAGTATCGTCAGGTGTAGTAGGTAAGTTAGGTCCACTTTTTATTTTACTAACATCTATTCCCCCACCAGCTACACCAACACTTCGATTACGGCTT